GGGCCCGCCGCGGCGGGCCGGGAAGGACCCCCCACTAGCGTGGGGGGCCTGCTCCCTCTGCACTCCCCACGAAGGTGGGGGGAAAGAGTATTTCGATACCGAAACAGCCGGCCACGTCGTCGAGCGGCCGCCGTCACTGCCTGCCCACGTAGTCGCGGTGACGATGGCCCGTGGAGTATTTCGATGGCCTGGCCATCGGCAGCGATCGTCGGCCATCGAGCCAGGCCGTCGTCGTCGGCTCATGGCGTCACCTGGCCATGAGCCCCGCGGCCATCGGCCGCGGGCCATCGTCACCGGGCTCGACGCGCCGGCCGCCAGGCTCGGGAGCGTCGAGCGTCACGAGCGGCCGCGGCCATCGGCCGACGTGGACCGGCGCAATCATGCCAACGGGCTCACCCGGCCACGGGCCAGGCCCCCCGAACTTCTCACGATACCAACTGTCCACAATGCCACGTCGGCCGGACGCAAAGCGGAAAAAATTTTTTCGACTCATGCACTTGACCCGTTGTTGCCGATAGGCTACAATCACGACATGAACACGGCAGCCCACAAGCAACGCGCCCACGAGCTCGGCCTAGATTGGTCGATTGTGCGGGCGATTTACGGCGAATTGCGTGAGCTCGAAACTATGGCCGTGGCCCGTACGCTCGAAGCTCGCCGCATTGCCTTCCAGGCCCTTGGCCACAAGCACGGCGGCACGTTCAAGATGGCCAATCGGCACGCCACGACAATCGGCGACGCCACAAACGTAAAGCATTTCGACGACGTGGCCCGCGAGCTCGCCGGCACCGAATTGCCAGAGTTGGGCCACGACGACCCGGCCGCCGCATTGTGGGACCTTGTGACGGCTCCGGCGCCCATCCTGGCCACCGCCGACGAGACGATGGCCCAAGCAATCGACCGCGCCGCCGCGGAGCCCGCCACGTCGAGCCCGGCCGCCAGCCTGGCCGACATGATCGCTCTGCCTGAGGCCGCTGCCCTGGCCGACGTAACCGAACAATGGCTCCGCAAACTCGTGGCGGCCGGCCGCGTTGCCGGCGTCAAGATGGGCCGGAACTACCTTGTAAGCCGGTCCGCCGCTGAAAACTTTCGCCGCCATCCCTCGATGGGCCGGCCGCGTCTCGCCCCGTTCTGATTGTTGCCGATAGGATACTGTCCCCCAACCCGGAGCCCCAACCAGTGGCCGAAATTTTGCCGATGCCCAACTCGACGACTATCCACGTAGTGCGCGACGTGCCAGGCGCAAACGGCCTCCCATGGTGGCAGATTGTCGCCCGATGGCCGGATGCCCACGTCGGAACGTATACGCTCGCCACCGATGACGACGGCCATCCAGCAATCGACGTGGCCACGTGGCAAGTGTTGGCCGCTCAACTCGTGGCGCAGCATCCCGAATGCCTGTTTTCCTACCTGTAACCCCAACCCATACGGAGCCCCAACCCATGACGATTGCCCAATTTTTCCGCCTGGCCGACATGATCCACAACCAGCCCGCCAAAGTGCTCCGCATTGCCGAAAGCATGGCCGCGGGCGACAAGCAAACCGCGACGACACTGGCTGGCGGACGCTTCACCGATGAATGGTGGGCGGCCGAGGCTATCGTCGTCCGCCTGGCCGATCATGGGCTCGAAATGCCCAAGGCAACCCGCACGGCCGCCCAACCCGCCAACCTGTTTTCCAACTGAGCCCCAACCCCAACCAGGAGCCCCAACCCATGCCCAACGCGTTCCCCCTCTATCGAATCGTCAAAATTTCGGACCCGCGCAGTCGCGGCGCCTGCTACTGGTTCGAAATCGAGGCCACCGAGGCCGACGGCACGCGCCACTACGTGGCCACGTGCGACGACCGCCGCGAGGCCCGCGAGCTCGTCGCGGCCATGCAGGCCGACAACGCTCGACGCGCCGCCGCCGAAAAAAATTCCTAGTCCCCTTGTCCCGTTGTTGCCGATAGGATACTATGCACACAACCCGAAACCGCCGCGGGCAATCGGCGGGCAACCAGTAGAGAAAACGGAGCCCGATACCATGAGCGTTTCCCACCTTGAATCCCTGAGCCTCGGCGCCTTTGCCGCGGCCGCCGTCCGCCACCAATTCGCGACGCTGGCCGAGGTCGTCGAGTTGCTGGCCACCGTTGCCACCGCCAACGCGTCCGCCCTGGCCGACCAATACGGCGACAACGTCGAGCCCGCCGACGCTGACGACATCGAGGCCGTGGCCCTCGACGTGCTCGCCGGCCGCGTTGACGCCGGCACCTGGCCGCCGCTCGCCTATAACTGCGTGACCAACGCCGGCCTTGACTACCTGCCCGCGGACGTGGCCGACCGGCTCCGTTTCATCGAGGACGAGACGCGCCGCCACACGGACCGCGAGGAGCGCCAGCAGGCCCGCGCCGAAGCCAACGCGGCAGCGTATGACGACGTGCCCCGCCTGGCCACCATGACGGCCGACGAGCTCCGGCAGGCCATGGCCGACGCCGGCGCAGACCGCGTGATTGTCGCCCGGTTCCGCGTTGAAGAGTCGGAATCCCAAAGCGACTACTACGGCGGCCGCACCGCCCGCGAGGTCGTAATCGGGCTCGGACGCGGCCGCCGCGAGTCGTTTGCCCAACTCAGGAAGGCCGCGGCCGGGTTCAAGCCGACCGCCGACTACGGGCCGGGGCTCGGCCGCTGGTTTGCCCATGTCGTGCTCGACACGGATTGCATGGGCAACGGCTTCCACCACTACGCCGGCGAGCGTTCCGGCTGGCACCGCGACGACGCCGCCGGCCCGCTGCCAACCAGGGCGGCCGCCGAGGCTCACGCCGCCGCCCACCCGCTGCAGCCGTTGCACGTCAACGGCAAGACGGTGCCCGTATCGTGGAGCATCACCGAGGAGCGCATTGAGCACCGCGAAACCTACAGCATGGGCGGCGGCAACTATCTCGGCGACGCCCGCTATAGCGGCTGGACCGTCTACAGCACCACCTACGCCACCGGCGCCGTTGAGGTGCATTCGCTCGCCGCATTTGGCACGAAGGCCCGCAAGTAGCCGACCTGCCCGCACCCCCACGGCGCCCGCGGCTGTGGGGAGACGGGCCGGCCGACTACCGACCGACCACCAACCCTAACCAGGAGACCGAAACCATGAGCACGACCGCCACCATGACCTATGCCGAGGCCGTTCAATACGTCGCCGATTCTGTGCTCGCGCAGATTGAAGACGGACACGCCCCGCGACGAGACTACAACTCGCAATCCGCTGACGGAGCCTGCAGGCCAAGCGTCCGGGTCTGCTTTGCTGACATACCGTACCTCGGCCACAAGTTTCCAAAGATTCCGCGCGGCGTGGTCCGCGTTGCAATCGACCTGGACGAGACGCGCCGCCGGTGGCCGGTAAACGAGGTGCGGGTGTGCTTTGATCCGCACGACTTCGACGCCGGGCAAGCTGCCGACGACATTGCCGGCGAGGTCCTCGACATGATCGACGGCACCGCCGACTACGCCCGCTGACACCCGGCCGCCCCGGCCACCGGCCCCCGCGGGCCGGGCACCGGGCCGGCCTGGCACAACGCCAGCCCGACAACCCACAACCCATAGCAGGAGCCCCAACCCATGCCCGCCCATGCCATCGTCAGCAACTACGCCGGAAAAGTTATGGACCACAACCGATACCCGCGAATTTGCCGCGGCCGGTCCGAGGCAGAATTGCGTTTCATCATGGCCGACGCCCGCGCCGCCCACGACGCCAACCCCGACAACCCGAACGCAGGGTACTACCTCGACGAAATAAACTACTGCGCCGACGAGCTCGCCCGCCGGGCCCGCGGCGGGAAACGCTCCCTCCCGATCCACGAGGCCGAGGGCCTGGCCGTGCTCGAGGATTGACCGGCCGGCCAACCCATAGCCAACCAACGGACAACCCATAGCCGGACAACCCATGCCCCAGCGATTGACAACCCATAGCCGACTGGAAACAATGTCGGACATGGCACCAAAAATCGACCCCGACAAATACTTGACGATTGGCAACGCGGCCAAGCTGGCCAACGTGTCACGCTTCTGGCTTCGTTCGCTCGTGAAGGGCGGCCACGTTGCCGGCATCCAGATCGACGGCCAATGGTTTGCCTTGCGGTCGTCCGTTGAATCGTTCGCCAAGTCTTCCGGCAACGTGGGCCGGCCACGCGGCGGAAAACACGGCAACTAGCAAACCCCAACCCGTACGGATTCGCTCACGACTTGCCTCTGACTTGCCGATAGGATAGAAATAGACAACCAACAGCCGGACAACCCGGCCCAACCCAGGAGATTTTCAGAATGACGACTTCCACAAGCTTGAAGCACACCGCTGGCCATTGGACGATCCATTGGGGCATGGCGCAGAGCGGCGACGGCCATTGGATCATGGACTCGCAAGACCACGGCGAGTTGTCTCGGATTGCAATGGTGGCTTTCCACGACGACACCAGCGGCGACGAGACGCGGGCTAACGCAAAGGTAATCGCCGCGGCTCCCGATCTACTGGCAGCGTTGATTGCCTGCTGCGACCAGTTGGGCAGCTATGTCGATGGCGGCTCCGACGACGCGCGTGACTTTTGGGCCGTCAAGATGGCCAATGCCGCGATCGAAAAGGCGACGACTTGAAACGACATGCAGACTCCGGCGGCGCCGGTCGCCGGGGTCTGCAACCAATACACACCACCCCAACCCAGGAACTAAACCCATGCAAGACGCAGATTTCGAAATTGCCAACGCACTTCCAGACAACGCCGACCCTCTTACTCACCCGATTGTCGATGCCATCGCTTTCGGGCAGCCGTTGCCCGACGAGTTTTTGATTCTCGACACCTACCACGACATTGGCGAGCCCGTGGCGGCCCACCGCTGCGAGCGCATCCGTTCCGAGGTATGCGACGTGCTCAATTTCTTCGGCCTGCCCATGCCCACCACCCACACGATGCTCGACAAGGGGGCCAACCCATGAACGACCTGGCAGCGCTCGCCGCCATCGGCGGCCGGTTTGTCCGCCTGGCCCGCCGGGAAAAGCGCCCGCTCGGCGCCGCTTGGCAAAACCGCTCGACGGACAACCTGGACGACGTGGCCGCCTGGCTCCGCTCGGGCTCCAACGTGGGGCTCCTGCTCGGGCCAGCGTCCGGCCTCGTGGACATTGAATTCGACGACCCCGACGGGCCCGCCGAACTTGAGCGGCTTGGGCTCACTGCCCCAACCCCAACGTGGCGCTCGGCTCGTGGCGAGCACCGCCTCTATTGGTGGGAGCCCGGCTTGCCGGCCATGGCCTGCTGCCACGTGGGGGCGCTCGAGGTCCGCATTGGCGGCCGGGCGGCGCAGTCGGTGCTCCCGCCGTCCCGCCACCCGACCGGGACAACCTACACATGGACAACCAGCCCGGCCGATTGCCCCGTGGCCGCGCTTCCGACCAGGCTCATGGAGGAACTATGCGGACAACCAACAGGCTAGATGCCACGATCCGGGCGCTCGTGCTCGTGAGGCTCGGCCAGGAGCTCGGCAGCGAATCCTCGCTCGCGCGGGCAGTCTACGACTTGGGCAACCTACTCTTGGCTTTTCTTCGGTAGGTCGCCGGCCGCAATCTGCCGTGACAAGCCACGCAGTATCACCCGCCACGAGGCGTCGCCGAACCACAACTCGACGACCGCCTGCGAAATCGACGCCACGAAACCGGCAAGAAAGAGATTCCATAGCGGCCCAACCCCGTGCCGGGCTTCGTAATGCTCCCGCACTTGAGCCCGAACCAATGCCATGGCGTGCCGGACGGCCACGTGATTCTTCCCGCCGGCCCGCTGGATGGCGTCCAGGTGGTTGTGCGGCCAGTGGCGGACGACCAGGCCCACGAGCTCGGCCGTCCGCTCCTTTCCGGCCATGCGGGCACGCTGGCCGATGACGGCCGTTGTGTGCGCATTCAGCCAGTTGAGCGCATCCATTACTTGGGCGGGCACTTGCCGTCAGGGCAGGGCATTGCCGGCCGCTTGATGCACCGGGCACACTTGCACGTGCAAACTTGCTCGATCCTGCCATCGGGCTTCCAGACGCCGTTTTTGCACGTGCCGCCACACACGCAGTCTGCCGGCGTTGGGGCAGGAGCCGGGCCCGGCTCGGCCGGCGCGAGGCTCGCCCGTGCCGCCATCACCGCCGCCGCCGCCTGGGCGTGCTCGAGCGGCGCCGCCTGAGGCACGGCCGCCACCGCCACCAGCCACCCAACCAGCCATTCGTAGAACGTCATCACCACCCCCGCCCGTGATTGACCGTGGCAAACCCATCGCGGCCAACGCCGCCGTGATCGTGGGCCATGCTCGGCTCGCTCGCCGAGGCCGGCGGCCCTTCGGCAAACACCATCACCCACAACGCCGTGCGGGCCACCTTGGCCAAGAATGACAGCACCGGCCGGCCGTTGTTGGGCACAATCGGGCTTGGCTTGTCCGGCGATGAGAACAACCACCAGCCGGCCGCCAGGCCAACTACCAGCACGAACAGAGTATTTCGGTCAATTTTCATGCGGCCCCCACATCTTAAACACGTCCGAAACAAGCCGCGCCGGATTGGCCCGTCGCCCGGCATCCGGAGCCGGCTGCAGCCATTCGCCGTGGTGAACGTCACGCCATCCAAACCCACTGACGCCGCCGATTGCCCACGTATCGCCGCGAATCATCCGCTCGACAACGGACCGACGCGCGAGAAATGCACCGTCCGGCAAATCGGCCGGGAGTTTTGCCCCTTCATACCGGCACCACCGCGGCCCCCACGAATTGAGCACCACCACCAGGTCGTCGGGGTTGCCGTTCTTTTTGTGCAAAATCCCACAAATCATCATTTGGTGGTGCCACGTGCCAGACGCTTCCGCAATGCCGTTGCGGGCGACGCTCTCAAACCCTTGCGAACTGGCAACGGTGCAGGGATAGCCTGCCTCTAAAGCTGCGGCCAACTCGTCCCACGTCTCGACTTTTACGACGTGCTTGCAAGGATGCTTTTTGGCCAGCTTGTCAAGCCGATAGTTATCACCCTGCCCGCCGGCCCCGTAGGCGCCTTCGTGCTTTTCGCGCGTCGCGTCGTAGGTCGTGTAGTCGAAAATGCCTGGGTAGGGCTTGCGGTAGACGACGCCCCAATCCCGCAGCCACCGGGCGGCCGCCGCCCCGAACGATCCATCGGACCACCCTCCAACGGCCGACGAGCCATCAAACCCGTCGGGGTTGCTTCGTCGCGCCTCGACGCGCGAACCGCCGTAGAGGGGCTCAGTCGCGGGCATGAGCGGCGGCTCGGCCAACTCGCCGATTTTCCATGACACACTTTCCGCGCAGAAAACTCCGTGCATGGCACCCCAGGCAACACAACTTCCATTCAGTTGCCGGCCCACCACGAACTCGGTGCCGTAGCGGGCCCGGTGGGCCTCAAACATGGCACGGTAGAGGAGCGTATCTACCCCTTTGGCCTTCTCCATGCACTCGGCACCGGCCTGCGCGAACCGCGGTTGCTCGAGCTCGGCCATAAACCGCTCGACGGCCTCGGGGTCCGGCGTGTAGCCAAACCGGGGCGCGAGCGAATCATCGAGCGTCGCCGCAGACCGGACAAACACAACGAGCGCCAGCACGGCTAACGCTAGGCCGATAGCGACCCGGTAAAAACGCACGTCATCAGCGAAGCGCATCGGCGGCAGCCCTCGACACGGCTCGGTACGCTTCCACCCACTTGGCCCGTTGCTGGTCGCTTACCGGGCCGCCGGCCACGCCAATGGTCGCATCCAAATACTCGTGAATGGCCTTCCGCACCGCCGGCTGGCGGTCGCCGATACTCTCGCCGCGGCAACGCAACTCGCGGGCCCGCGTCCGCAACGCGTCGAGTTGCACGCCCGTCTTAAATAGCGGCTCGGACTGCTTGCCGTCCCAAGCGATTTCGTCCGCCAACTCAAAGCACAACGCCTGCACGAGCATGGCATCGTCGGCGCCAGTCGTGCCGGAAAACTTGCCGCGGAGAGTGAACGCCAGCGGCTCGGGGGGCGTCGGGTCCGGCGCGGGGCGCCGGCCATCAAGCAGCAGGGCAAACACTGCCCCGGCCACTAGGGCCGCCGCCAACAGCATCCGTGCGCGGGGATTCATGGTTGGTCGCTCCCGGCCACCAACCCAAGCGTCAGCGTATCGACCGCCGCCCGGCACTTGTCGTCAAGCATTTTGGTTTCCACCAGCCGGCGGCGGACGCTTGCCAGGTCGGCAATGGCAGCCTGGTAGCCGACCCCCGGCTTGGCCGATGGGGCTGCAGGCTTCACCGTCGCCTCGACCACACGGCCGACGATGGACGGGAAAAGAACGACAACGGCCGCGACCGCCAGCAGGCAGGAAACAATCATGCACCACCCCGAATCATGGGCAGCAGGCTTTCAATCGCACCGGCCGCCAACGCCAACGCGAGCGAACGCAGGGCAGGGCGGAATAGCAGGTAGACCGGCCAGGCAACCAGCGGCACGCACTGATCGGCGACCGCGTCAAACAACTCGCCCACGGCCTCGAGCACCAGCGCCTTTTTGTCAACGCCGGGCCCGGCCAGCTTGTCGAGCATGGCAATGGACAGCCGCATCAAATCGACGGCCAGCGTGCCGAACTCGTCCACGGTAAGCCCGCCGCCGGCCATTGCCTTGGCACGTTCAATGAAGGCCGTTATCTGGCCGTGAGCGGCCGCGTAGTCGCCGTTGGGCATGATTAGGTATCCGAGATGGCTCCAACCCCAACGACGGCCACGTCGATTTCGACGGCACCGGCCGAGGGGTTGGCGATATAGATAACTTTGTTGGCGTTGGTGACGGCCCACCCGTCGAGATAGTCGGCCACCCGGTAGTCGCCGCCGCGGTTCACGCGTGCGGAGAATGCGGTCGTGTCGCCGGGGCCAATCACGCCCACGAGCACCCAGCGGCTCGCGGTTTCGGTATTCACGATGACCATGAATTCCTTGAGCGTGGTCACGGCAATCTTGCCGGCAAACCCGAACGCACTGGCCCCCAGGTTGTCGAGCTCGAGGCTATAGGCTTGCCCGGCCGCAATCGTGACGCGGTTTCGCCAAGCCACGTTGGCCTGGCCGGACCCCGTGCCTTGCTCGACGGACCGGGTAAGCCGGAGCTCGGCGGACTCGGACAACGAGCCGATAGTCGGATCGTCAGTCAGCGACCAGGTGAGCCGGGAGTTGCCGCTAACGGCCAGTGTCGTAGCCACTAAATCAGACCCTCCTCAAACAGACGCTTGGCCGTTGTGACGTTGCAACCCAACTCAAATGCCAGCACTTCAAAAAACGTGACGGCCGGCATGGTCTTCCCGTCCCGCGACGTAATGCAGCCGAGGCCCGCCCGCTTGAGCGGCTGGTAATGGACGTGGCTGCCGCCTTCATTCGGTGCGGCCAACGGCTCGCGGCCCTTTGGGCCATGCCGAAACGCTGCCTCGTCCGGTCGTTGGCGACGAATCACGTGCGGGGTTCCTCTCCCCCTAATTGTACGAATGTTCACGTGTCGCCCTGGCTAAAAAAAATTACGTCGAACCGGCCTTGGCGGCGTGCAACGCCCGCAGCCTGCCGACGTGCGGCGTGAGCTCAGTCGCCATCCGACGGTAGCCGCCTGGCGTGGGGCGGTCGTCGATAAGCGTTTCCGCTGCCATCGCGTCCACGACAATCGCCATGCTTGCTAGCACGCTCGACAGGTGCGGCACGCCTTCCTCGTCGGATTCCTCGCCATCAAACCAGGCCGCGAGGTGACGCTGCGCCGCCCCAACGTAGACCGACGCCTTCACTGGCATATCCCGCCAGTTGGCCCGGCCGTATTTGAGACTGCCGTTGAGCAGGGCAATGCACGCCATGGCCGTAGCCGAATGCGGCCAGAGGTCGAGCGGCAGCCGTTGAGTGGATGCAATGTCTTTTGGGTTGCCTTCCTCGCGTGCCGGGCTGGCGGGGCCGGCCTCCGGCGTGGCAATCCGCTCGTGCATGGCCTGGTGCCGCGAGCGAACTGCAGACCATGCGGCGTCCATTTGCTCCGGCGACATGCCTGCCACCTGTTGCATTTCGGCTTCCATGCTTGCTTTCCTCAAGGCCCGTATCATGCGAACGCATCTCACCGTGTCGGCGGCAAGAGTGCCCGATGTACCCGTCCAAGCGCCCGAAAATCTACGTGCCCGTTGCTCGGCCTCTTTCAAATACTCGTCCGAAAGAATGTCGCTCGGTTTGCTCGTCGGTTCCATCCGATTGCCTGTCCAGTGTTATGCGGTGCGGGCGGTCGGCCGGGGGCCGGCCACGCACATGCCGACGAGCCCGCCGTCGTGGTGATAGAAAAACGTCTCCATGGCCCGGCGGGCGCCAATGAATCCCATGGACGCGTGCCAATCGTCGGCCGGCCCGAGACTGGGGGCGACGCGCACCAGCACCGAATCGACCGTCTCGATGGGCAGCGACCACTCGGCCGCCTGGCTATGAAAATGGCCGGTATGGATTTCTCGGTAGGCCGCTTTGCCCCACAGGTCGGCAGCCTCGAGCGCCATGAGTTGCGGCAGCCGACGCTTTGCCTTGTGGCCGTGGGCAATACCCAACAGGTTGCCACCGTGGTGCAAATACTGGCGGCCGGTAAACCGCTGCGAAATACTCACCCGGCGGTCGGACCGGAACCGCTCGACCATGATTTTTTGAAACGCGGCACTCAGCGTCTCGTCGTGATTGCCGTGGACGATATGCACGTCCGTGGGGCAGGTAGTCGCGGACCGCTCGACGAGCCCCATCAGACAGTCGGCCCCAACGCCAATCATCTTCTGCAGCCTGCCGTCCATGCTGCCGGCCAGCGGCGTGCCCGAGGTGGTCGTGCCGCCAACCGTGTCGAAATGAAAAAGGTCGCCAAGCATCACGATGGATCGGCGAGCCGGGGCGTAGATAGCGTCGCCGGTGGCCAGAAGCTCGCGGCCGGCGTCACTGACCAGTTTGTCGGCTATGGCCAAGTCGTAGTCGGCCTCACCCGTGCCCTGTTTCCAGCAGTATTTAGCAAAATGCACATCGGCCACCACCAACACCTGCCACGTGCCAGGCTCGCGACGCTTATGAGGTCGCACTGGTGGCTTGCGAACAGTCTTGGCGGCCGCCGCAATCATGGCCGCCACTGCTTCCGCCACGCCCGGCCCGGCCTTCGGCTTGAGCCGAACCCACACGCGAAACAAATCGGTTACGGTGGCCTGGCCGTCGCTATCGCTCGTGGCCACCTGCCACGTTGTCGCCTCTGACTGCGCGACTTCGTACTTGGACATATCGGCGTCGATATACCGCAGCAAATCCTCGACGGTACGAATCGTGGACGAAACGCTGTTGGCCTCGAGCTCGACGCCGCTCGTGCGTTGCGTCACCTGCTCGGCATCACGCGGCGGCCGGCCGGCAGCCTTGCCGGCCTTTTCCGCGATGGCGTGGGCTATTTTCTTTTGAGCCAATTTTCGATTCCCTGGCGGCCGATGGTCGCGATCTTCCGCTCGGCCAACTCGGCCGACAGCATCGTGGCAAACCGACTCAGCGGCATTTCGCCGAACTGGCTGGCAAACCCGCCGCTCACGTACGCGTCTTTGGCTTCCTGCAATTCCGCCTGCACGCCGGGCGACAGCTTGTCGAACCAAATCATGTTTCGCGTTGGCTTGGCGGCGGCTCGCACGCGAAGCGAATCCAGAATGCCGGCAGACTTTTTGCCCATTTAATCCTCCTCGTCGTGGTCGTCGGCTTGCCGGAATCCTTCCCGGTGCAGGATCGCGGCTTGGGTACTCGCCAATTCTTCGACAACGTCTTCCGATAAGTCTGGAAAACGGGCGTGAAGTAATTCGTGGAGCAGCGCGTCCATTAGCTGCAGCCCTACTAGGTTCGCGGCTATGCGAATCTGCCGCTTGCTCCAATCACAATCGCCATCCCTATCCCGCGGATACCGGACGTGCGAAATACTCCACCGCCGGTCGCCCACGTAGACGCGAAGCGTTTTGGTTGCGTGCCGACTTGCCACGTAATCGCTCCTGCGTCCATGTACCTAGCCTGTGGCCGTCCGCAAATCTGTCAACCGGTGCTGGCGTGCTGTTGCTTGCGTGCGTTGTAAATGGCCCGCTTTACGAGCATCCGGCCGACCGTGTCGATGAACGGCAGCCCCCTCGCGGCGGCCTCTTCTCGCATCACGGCCACGACCTCTTCGATCCGCTCGGGCCGGCTGGCCTCGTCGCAGCCCCAGGCGTCCATCTCGGCGGCCTTGGCTCGGCAAGCGCAGGTGGGCGTTGGCTCGATGCCGAATCGCTTGAGAAGTTTTGATAGTTCGGTTCCGGGGCCGTGCGACATAAACGGCTGAAAGTTCTTCTCGCTTGCCCAAGCGGCCGAAAGCCCGCATTGCCGCACTAAGCCAGAAACAGGCGCGACATGCCCGCACACAGCGCATTTATTTTCAAAGTCGTATTGGCAGTAGTTCATGAAACGTTTACCGACACGTCGCACGACATTCTTGCCCCAACTTGCGCATAGTAATAATAAGTATTTGCAAGATAAACGGACTGGGCGATTGTGTAGGCCTTTTGCGAAATTGAAAATGAAGGTTTCCCGCGACACGACAGCGACTTGCACGGCGCAGACGTAAAGACAGAAAGCGGCTGACTCCAATACCCGAGCGCTACATAGTACCCATACCCTGAGTCGGCAAACCCACCAAGAATTGAATAACACTTGATTCTTACTTGAAAAGCCACATCTCCGTTTTCGCAACGAATGCGGCTGAGTTGCTTTGTAGACGCGTCATATGGAAGATGCCAGCCCATAGGAACAACCGCAATTTCTATGGCTGCCAACTCCCTCAGCGGATTTCCGTCACTGAAAACGCGCTCATATCCCTTGCCGGTATCTGGTTCGCCGTATGGCGTACTGTAGAAAAGGCCGTACCACCCGCAGCCGGAATACGCAACGTCGAAGCCACCCGGAGGTTGATATGTGTAACCGGAAGGCGTGCCGGCTATGCTCCAATCAGAGTTGAAGGTCACGCCAATCTTGGCATTGTATCGTGTTACGTCCGTCCATTTTAGGGCATAACTCCCTGACATACTGCGCAGTCCCGGAATTGTCCCAGGATTGTCAGGCAGATAGTCAGGCTGATATGGATTTGGCGAGCCAGTGAACGAGTCAATTGAGAGTTCACTAAACGACAGTTGTGCGGTTAATTCTGGATATGCGCCGTCAATAAAGTACGGCCACGTCATCGTGCGGTCACTGCAACCAAACGCTGATGCTTCGCATGGCTCGCACGTTAGTCCGTAGGTCAATTCTGGAGATGTGTTTGGCACGCCACTCGGCGTGCATGTTGGCGGAACATACAATGGCTCAGACTTGTCTAACGTAACGTGCAAATTAGAAAAATCGCACAACGTATATTGCGACGGCCATGCAGCCACAACATTTCCGCTATATGGCAAATTTCCAAAAAAAGTGTCGTCATCTGGTTTGACAGCGATAAAATCGCCGATGCTCAATGTGTTTGTGTCTACGTTGAGGGTGACAATCCAAGTGTCTGAACACCCGCGAAAATAATCGGTTGTGAACCCAGGCAGGGATGCCGTGTAAACACATGGCGACGCTCTTCGGAGCGTGAATGAGCAGTCATTCCAGTTAGACAAGTCTCCAACAGCGTATGTGCTAAATTGGTTGGTGCATCCGCGAGGCAGCCCCGAGAGAGTCAGCGTTACACTAGCGCCAATGCTATTGCAGTCTGGCTTGCAACACCTGCAGTTTTCCGCGACCTTGCCGTCCTTGACGATGATGGAACCGCCTTTGGTGCCGAGCGGCATTTAGCACCCCGTGACGCCGATTGCCGAGCCGGTAACGCCTGTGACGCCGACAGCCCATAGCCGTTTCTTCTCAAACTGAATGCCCGTCGGCCCAAGCGTGGCATTCGTCACCACGTCAACGCCCGTCGGCATTCCGGTGCCGATCCGCACCAGGCCCCACTTGCCGGCCCCGGTCGCGCCGTCTTTCCACAAGATAAGAGCCGGCCCGCCCCAGTCGGTTTGCATTTCCGACGTGGAGGCTTTGGGCCTGGCAAACTTGTGGTCGGCGTTGCCGATGTCGAGTTTGCATTGCACCGCACCATCCACGGCGACGCGGCCGATCTTGCCAGACTCAATCGGCTCAATGGCGACACAGAGCGATTGCGACGTTTCGGTTGGCGTCCCAGCAGTCAGTACGGGCATTTGTTCAAACTGCGACGCAGCAGGGCCGGTGGCTCCGGTCGGCGTAATCTCCATTCCGGTAATTTCCAAAACGCCCCACCGATTGACGGTGACGGACGGTTTGCACAGGACAAACGTGTACGGAGCCGAAGGCCCGCGGACGCCGTCGGCCTCAAACGACGGAGCGTCGGAAAGCCCGCCCATGAGCGCGTTCCACGCTCGTGCCGGCACCTTGAGCCGCTCGCCTGGTTGGACCTTGCGGTACGGGTCCATTACGCGCTCCCGCGGCCGCCAAGGCCGTTGTCAATCGTGGAGCTCGGCGCATGCACTGCAGGGAATCTAGTGCCGATGGACAGCAGCCCAAAGTTTTTGCGCTCGTAGACTTGATTCACGTGGACGGACGCCGGCCGACGAACAAGGGTGTTCTGGCTGACTTTGGGCTCGTAGCGAATCCACATATAGTCCCAGCCCCTTTTGTAGTTGACCTCAATGGCGCTATCGCCAGAGCCGACTTCAAAGTTTTCTTTGTTGGGCCGAGCACTGAATTGGTACGTTACCGATACGAACGTCTGGCCGCGCGTCATCTCGGCGCGGGCGCCAAGAAACAGGCATTCGCCCTGCTTGAACACGCGGAAATCGCCATCGTTGACCGTGCCGGTGAGCGAATAGAGGGTTTCGACGTACTTGTCGATGACAAACGCCGCCGGCATCGTCCACGTTTCAGTGAAGTTGAACGTGGGCACGACAATGTCCAGGCCGTTGACGCTCTCGCCATCGACGTTGATAGCCCCATCGAAATACACGATGTTTTCGCTTTCGCCGGGCCGGGTGTGAACTTCCTCGCCCTGGAAGCCTGGCGATCCGCCGTTGATGGCGGACGTGATATGCTCCGTGCCGCCGGTCGTGTCAAAGGCAACCGTGTTGGCAATCGGCTCGGCGCCGCCGTTGTCGCCGTTTTGGTTGTTGTTGTTCTCGGCATTTATGGCGGTATTGGTGTAGACGGCACTGACTTCCCACCACCGATTTCCGAGACTGCGGCACTCAAGGCGCGTGCGGCGGTGGCCGTTGTAGTCCAGCGGCGCAAAATCAGCGGCCCATGCTTCGGCCGCTAGATAGGTAGCCTTGTTTGGCACCAGCCACTTGAGCGGCACCTCGCGTGCGAGCGTGCCGTCGTCGTTGAGCGACAGCGTGCCGCTTGCGGAATCAAACAGCTCGATGTATTCGGGGTAGGGCACGCTTCACCTATGCGAACTGCAGGCCGCCGCGATTGGCCGCGGTGGCAATCTGCCGGAGGTAGTTGACGGCCGCGTCGATGCCAGAGGCCGTTTTCTCGGCGGACGACACGAGCTCGCGGTCGGTGCCGCCTGGTGCCGGCGGCGTCACCTTCGACTGGTCAACGGCCGCCATGAGCGCTTTGTCCATGCCGCCCAGTTGCGGCTTTCCGCCAGGCCCGAAATCGCCCATGCCCATTAGCGCCTCGACGCCCACGGCAGTCCGCTCGGTTGCGTTGGCCGTCCGCTCCGCAGCGCTCAACTCCGGCCCGGCGCCGAGCCGGCCAGCAATCTCGGAGGCAAACGTGCCGATAGTGCGGCCGATGCCGTTGCCGGCCAGTTCGGCGGCCGGCGGCATTTCCCCCATCGGGTCGCGGGCTGGAGAACGCTTGACCGTACTGGCCTGGTCTTGCGCCGTCTCAATCTCTCCTAGGGCAGCCTTGCGGGCCTTTTCCAAATCTTGCCGCAGCGTGTCGATGGTTTGCTCATACCCGTCATTGCGGGCCTTGTCGGCAGCTGCGCGGGCGGCGGCCGCCTGGTCGCGGCCGGATCGCCGGTCAGCCGCTCGCGACCCGGCCGTTGGGGAACGCTCCCGCTCGCGGGCAATGCGGTCGTCTACGGCCTGGATTGCACCGCGAAGACTTGTGGCCGCAAAGTTCCAGTCAAACGCGGCCTTAAAGTAGAGGCCGAGTTTCTCCAGCCCGGCCTGGAGCGTAAGAATGTCGGCCCCGAAAAGCGTCATAAACCGGTCAAGCCCCTCGATGAGCTTGTCGCCGATGAACGCGGCTGCAGCGACCACGCCGTTTCGGACGCCGGCCCACGCGTTTTCGAATTGTTGGGCCATCTGCGTGAGCGCGATGGCCAAGTTGAGATTCATTGCCTGCCAGGCCGCCGCAAAATCCAGCCGGCCAAGCGCCGCCATGATCGCGTTGGCTTCCTCGCGAAATGCCGGCGAAAGCTGGTACGCGGCCACAAGCATGAGCGCGATGCCGCCAACCACCGCCGCGACCGTCGCCCCCATGGGCGTCACGATGAATGCAATGGCCTTGGCCACGGCCCCAAGCGTCTTTGACAGCACCATCAACGAAATGCCAGCGGTAATCGCCACGATGCCAAACAGCACCAGGCCGGCGGCGGCCCCGGCGGCAATCTTGGCAAGCACCGGAAACTTTTGAAGCAGGGCCGACACGCCGTCCAGAAAGTTGACGATTGCCGCGGTGGCCGAATCCAGCGACGCGCCCAACGCTCCGGCGAAGGCAATCGAAAGCCGTTGCACGGCCGCGGAAAGCTTGGAGAACGCTCCCGAAATGCCCGACATGAGGATTTGAAACTTGGTGGCCACCGGCAGGTTGCCCTCCATGGCCTTGGCCAAGTCTCCGAATCCTGCCACGCCCATATCCAAAAACGCGCCGACGACACGGATGCCGCGGTCGCCGAACACGTCGCCGAGCACCTGGTCGCGGGTGATCCTGTCCACGTTTTGCATGGCCTTGGCCAGCACATCGACGATTTGAACGATGGGCAGGATTTTGCCGTCCATGTCGCGAAAGGACGCGACCGTCAGACCCACCTTGGCAAGCGCCTCGTGAGCCGTGTCGGCCGGCGACGTGAGCCGCATGAGCATGGTTTTGATGCCCGTGCCGGCTTCCTCGCCACGGATGCCGTATTTGGCCAAGGCTGCCAATCCTTGCGACACGTCAAACAGCGATTGGTCAAACGTCTTGCCGGCAGACCCGACGAGCGCGAACGATTCGACCATGGCAGCAATCGACGTTTCGCTCGCGTCGGCGGCGGCCGAGAGCGTATCGACGGCTTGCGTGGCCGACACGCCAAACGTGTTCATGGCCACCTTCATAAAGACGGCCGCGTCCACCATCTCAACGCCAGACACGCGTGCGAACTCGACGGCGCTCTTGCCGGCCCCGGCCAGCACTTCCTCGACGCTCATGCCGGCCTTGGTGAGCTCGAGAAACGCGTTGGCAATCTTGGCCGGATCGACGCCCATGGACTTTGACAGCCGGAGCGATTCTTTCTCGAGCGCCTTGACCTGGTCGGCGGACAGGCCGGCGGCCGCCTCCATGCCGAGCAGGGCATCCTCGAATGTCGCCGCCTGCCTGGCCGCCATCACCATCGGGATGCCGATGGCCGCGCCGGCGAGGCTGGCCGACGTGCCAAGCTGCCGCATCTTCTGGCCCACCATCTTGAGCCGGTTTTCCACGCGGCTCATGGCCTGCTGGAACGGCCCATCCTTTGCAAATATCTCGACGAACGCACCGCCCGCCCTCACGCTGCCCGCAGATGCCATTCGTTACTCGCTAAAAATTTCGTTGAATTGCTCGGGCGTAAGAATCTTGGGCTTGGGCGGCTTGACGTATGGGTGAAACTCTTGCGGTCGGTAAGGCTGGCGGCGCTTCTTAGGGTCGCGGTGGATGGAGTATTGCTGTGCTACGAGCGTGCTCGTGTGGTTCCAATCCTCTTTTTGTTTCGCATTGGCCGCCCAGAGAAGGCCGCGGAGCGTCCATTCACCGGGGTGGACGCCGATGATGCCGCCGAGCTCGTAGCAGAATCGGTAAATGTCGAGAGGCTCGCCATTGCCGTGTCGAGCTCCTCGCCCATCGTCTCCACCCTCTGCTTCATCGCCGCTATCGCCCTCGTCTCCGCTTCCTTGGCCTTGTCCAGCGCCATCTGCATCATCGGGCGCAGGTCTTTCCGGCAAAAAAAAATCACTTCTTCGATGAGCGCGTTGCTTGCTTCGTAGAGCGTGTCGGCATTGAAGGCGTCGGCAAACTGCTCGGGCGTGATCCCGCGGGCGACGACCTGGTCTTCGCACATGCAAAAGAGAACTTTGCCCAACTTGAAAACGTCGCTGATTTCTCTGAGGCATTGCTGCGTCGTGGGCAGGTCGAGCATATCGACGCCGGTGCCTGTCTTTACGCGTTCAAACGCCCCCAGGCTGCCCTTGACGTTCCACAGGCGGCCCTCAGTGTCGGTGAACGTCTTCATTTGCCGTGGTTCCATTGCTTGAGCACAAACGACGCCACGGCCACCCCGTCGAGCGGCTCGTCGTGGGTAGATTCGCAGACCATGAAGTCAGCCGACACTTCCCGCACGCCATTGGATGACGACACGGTCACGACGCCGACGCCCGACTCCGCATTGCGGAGCCGGGCCGCGTCGGCAGGCTTGAGCACCTGCACGTCGATTTCCCATGTCCGATGAATAACGAGCGTCGATTGCGAACTGTGCCCAAACCCCGTTGCGTCCACTTCGTTGGTGATTCGCCTCGCGCTCACGTTCGTGACGCTAGGCAGAATTTGACCGTCGACGGAAAAAACGCATTGCCGTCCAAGGCGGAATTTTTCGCTCGGCACGTGTCACCTTCCGGTGAATCAACTCACGGTCTTGCGGAGCGAAATCGTGAACTCCACGGCGCCGTCGAGCTCTTGCGGTTCGCTGATCGACATGACCTGGAAAACGCCGCTGGGGCCCGCCGGGCCGCTCGGAGAGAGCGTGGACGTAACGGTGCCGGTTTCGCCCAGGAGGCACGTGTGATCGAGGCACACGACCTCAATCGTCGTGTTCTTCCGCACAAAGGCAAACTCCTGCTCGTCGTCCGAGCCGCGGGTCGTCACGTCCGCTTCAGCGGCCGTCTCGCGGTTGACGCTGACGGTCTTCACGTCTTTGTTGTCGATGCCGTTCGAGAACGTAAAGGTGGCGTTTTTGCCGAGGTAATACTTGTGTGCGACGGGGGGCATTTATGGCTCCAAACAAGTGCGGTGGGGGCATGACGTGCCCGCCTGTACGTAAGTATACCAGCCGGATGCCATGAACTACCCCCGGACGAACACCCCGCGGCCGGCCTGCGCCGCCGAGAACTTGCCGCCAAACGCCTTGGCCAAATCGCCGTTTCGCACGGCCTTCATGAGCGCCGGGTACATATATGGCCTGGCCGGGTAGGTGACGGTCTGCCGCTGCTGCGTTACCAACCACCGGCCTGGGTCGCGCGGCCGCTCGCTGGCCTCGCGCTTCCAGACGATTGGGGCCTTCATGCTGCCAGCCCACTTCGGCTTATACACCCACGTGACCATGGTTTGCTGGCCACCAAACTCGTGAAGGTAGGGCAGCATCCGCCCCTTGCGCGACGGCCCAACGACCGCCGAGTGGCTGGTGGCGTCGTAAAAATTCCACAGGTTGCGGCGAAACCCAAGCATGTGGCCGTAGGGCACGTGCGTATGCGGCGGGGTGCCTGGTGCCGACGGCGGCTTCATCTTGATTTCGCGGATACGCTCGATGACGGCTCGCTTTGTCCTGCCAGCCACGCCAGGCTGCCGGAGAATTGAAGTAAGGTCGAGGCCCGGGTTGGCCTTTTGAATCTTGAGCAACGGCCTGGCCCGGCCCATCTTTTTGATTGAACGCTTGGCGTGATCCTTAATCCGCATAGACGCTTTGCTTAACGACTTCCATTCCATGCTCGACAAAGCGCTTTTGACGGAGGCCCGGTCAAAAAAAAGGTTGACGCTCGCGCGCATTCCAATGGCCGGAATGCGGATTCCGCCCATTGCCGCGCCGTAGGGATTGCCGCCACCGAGCGGAAAAATGCTCATGTTGTTTTTGCTCGAGGAACGCGGAATGTCACGTCGATTTGGGCCAGGAAAATACGCCGCTCAGTCAGCGAGTCGCGGTCAAACTGGACGCTCATGCCGGCTGCGAAATACTGGGCATCCTCCGGCATATCTTCGTAGTCCAAAGTTTCCGACCGGATGGCATCGACAATTTCCTCGCACAGCACGGTGAGGTTGTCTATGTCGCCATTGCTGCCGTCGGTCTGCTTTCCTACGACCACCATGATTTCATGCGTAAACAAATCCATGCCGCGGGCGCCACGCTCAGTCTCCACGGGTCCTGGCACCACCGACACTTGGAGCTCTTTCAGTTCAATGGCGTCGTAGTCGGGCACGTAGCGGCGGACGGCCTGGATCGTGCCGTAGGGCCCCGAGAAACTGGCCGCCGTTAGGCCGGCCGCCATGGCGTCGGCAATCTGCACTGCAATGCTTGGCATTTCACGCGGCCTTTGGGCCGACCTCCGAGAGTTTGCGTTCCAAATGGGCAAGGTTGCCAATGAGCCGCGGGTCGTTTGGGCACCGGCGAACCGCCTCGCGGGCGTGCTTGAGCGCCTCGTCGTCCATGGCGAGCCGCGAGGCTGCCACGCAGGCCAAGTCGGCCGGGAGCTCGCCGTAGGCCCGCGCGTCACTGGCGTGCGTCTGCGAGGACGCCGGGCAAGAAAGGGCTTGCCTGGCGTAGTAGAGGCAGGAAACCCAGTCCTCAATGCCATAGGCCATTTCGGCAAACGCCAGGAACGATTCCGGCTCCTGCGGCGATTCGAGCATGGCCGCGAACAAATGCCGCTTGGCCCGTTCCGGCTCGCGCTTGGCAAGCATCCGAAACGCGTAGGCCCGCTCGGTAGTCTGGCCGCCGGGCATCCGTAGGTAACGCTGCCACGCGTCCACGGTTTCCGCGTCGTCCGCGTAGTCCATTTCGCGGGCCAGATACCAGTGCATGCGGGCATCGTGCGGCGTCTCGCGGACGGCCTGCCTGAGCAGCGTCAAATCGCTCTTGTGCTTCTTGCCAGGCTGCCGATGGTGGCGAATGCCAAATCGCTCGCTCATCGTGTGTACGTCCTCACCATCCCAGCAGGTGAGCCCCTCGTGCGTCGGACCAGACCACCGGTAGCCCGCCCGCCGATGCACGCGGTCGCAGAGGAATCGCACATGCTCTGACCACTGATACCAATAGCGGAGCCGGCCCGTCTCGGCCGTCCAATCGGCCTCCAGGGCTTCCCGCCAACCGGGGTCGAGCACTTCGTCCAGGTCGAGGCGAATGCACACGTCAACGTCCGCCGGCACGTGGTGGAGGGAGAGGTTGTGCGCGTCATCCCATCGCCACGGCACCGGGGCACCGGTGGCCACGGTGATGCCGGCGGCCTCCAAAAGCTCGACGGTGTTGTCGGTGGAGCCTGTGTCGGTGACGACCCGCACGTCGGCGTCGCGGCACGACGCTTCCCACGCCGGCACGTTGGCGGCTTCGTTCTTTGCCAGAGCGTATATGGCCACCTTCATGTCAGCACCGCCACGCGCCGCAGGCCGTCGTGAATAAGTTGCACATTCCGGTTGGCTTCCTTTGCAAACTGATCGACCGCCCGCATCACGTCGGGGTTGCAACAGTCGTCGGCCAAGATGGCCCGGCAGTGGGCCACTAGGCGCAGGTCGGCCAAAGCTCCCTCGTAACTGTGGTCGCCGTCCACGTGGGCAAAGCAAGCCCGCGGCAGCGACCGGACGTGGTGCGAGTTGACGACCACCAAATCGGCCTCAATGTCGTGCCGGTCAATTAGATGCTTGGCATGGGCTAGGCACTCAAGGCTGTCGTCGTCCATCGCACCGTCGAGGCAGAGGAACGATGCCCGCGGGGCCACGGAATTGAACGCCAGCATGGAATAGCCGCACCGCGTCCCAATCTCGATGATTCGCCGCGGCTTGTACCGCTCGCAGATAATTGCCTTCATGGCGTAGTGCGAAATCACTTTGGAATCGCAGAAAAACCAGTCGTTTTCCCGCCAGTTGGATTCCAACAGCGATTTCACTTTGTCGTAGACGCTGGCTGTAATCACGCCACAGGTTCCAAGAGGGGCATTACGTCGGTGAGCCGCAATTCCACGAGCCACGCCTCGCAGTCGCGGACGCCAAACGACACGACAACTTGGCCGGGCGTGCGGGCAAGGCCGGCCGCAAACTCAATCGACCGGGCCTCGCGGAATACAAACGGCCGGCTCACCCCCGAAATACTCCAGTCGTCGGAGTCAAACGCTACAAACCGATGCTCGTACGTGCGGTGGCCGTCTTTGTCGTGGGCAACTTCGTGAATCACTGCTAGGTATAGCCCGCTGCCAATGTCCACGAGTTGCGAGCCCCCGCGGAACCCACGCGCAAGCGCCGCGGATTCGGCGCCTAGTTCAATCGCCCACCGGCCACCCTCTTGGGTTGCGGTTGCAACGCGACCCTGGACGTGGCAGGAGTAGAGCCACCGGCGGGAGCCGGTTACGGGCATCCAGTTCTTTTCGTGAATACCGTCCTCGGTTTCGTAGACCTCCAGGCCGACGTACTGGCCGGCGTGCCGAGTGGCGGTGGCGGTCCCGATTCGACACGTGCCGTCCAGGCCCGCAAAGTCTCGCACCGTGGCGCTGGCGAGTATTTCGCTGCCGACGACGTTGAGCCGCACGTCCTCGAGGCCCTCGACCTCGTAGCCGCTCGCCTGGTAGTCGCACGTCATCACCGTGGGCCGGCCTACGGGCGTCAGGTCGCGGGCATAGTCGGCCAGAATGTTTTTGGTTTTTATTCGGCCGCCATCCTCGTCCGGCATGACGTAACGCCCGCCGACAATCCGGTAATTGGAACTACGGACGTTGACCAGGAATCCGCCGTCCAGGGCCACGACGGACGGGTTGAACAGCGACCAGCCGGGGGTTGCCGGCTCCACGTCGATCCGCACGTAGTTCGTCGCCACGAGCTCGTCGAGCCGTTGCGCGTACCAGGTGCGGTTCCGCCTGGTGAGTATTTCGATACCGTCTGGCAGGTCACGCATGGCCAGGAGGCGCTCGCAGGCCCGGCGGCCGGCCTCAAGCTCGCCGGCGTAATACGCGTGGGCCGCGATGGCCGTTAGGTGGTCGATCATGCCGAATCCGCGGCAGGTGTAGGGACGTACACCTATTCTACTTTTGCGGAATTGGCTGTCTCCCCCTGGCGGACGCTACGCCAGGTCGCCGCAGTAGCGCACCGGGCCAGACGCTAGGTTCGCTCAAGAGCG